CGCTTCCGAAACGCTCTCCATTTTTGGAGGTTTCAACATGGTAAAGGGTCGTAAGCCGCTTTCAAACGCAATAAAAGAGGCGTCTGGTGCGTTTGTGAAGCATCCAGAGCGCCGAAACGCTAACGAACCAAAACCGCAACTTGGCCGGCCAAAGATTCCCGATGCTGTCGATGGTGATCCTGTCGCCAAATCGCGTTGGCATTGGGTCTGCGATCAACTCGAAAGCATGAATTTGCTTGCGACGACCGATCAAGGCTTGATTGCTGGTTATTGCATGGATTACAGCATGATGTTGTCTTTGTGGGAGGTGATCAAAGGCGGCAATGTGTCAATCACCGACGACAAGGGCCGGCCAAAGCTCAGGCCAGAAGCCAATCAGTTTCACACCTACAGCGATCGACTGCTGAAGCGTGAGGCCGAGCTTGGGCTTACACCCTCAAGCCGCTCAAGACTTAAAGCACCTCAGACTGAGCAAGAAGACGAGTTTACGGCGTGGCTCAAAAGGAGGACTGGTTGATCGCAAGCGGAGTCGGTTTACGAGTTGAGGAATACTGCCAGGCCGTCGAGAGCGGCAGCGTGATTGCTTGCGATCGCGTAAAGGATGCAGTGCGCCGCTACCGAATCGACATCCAGCACCAAAGCACCCAGGACTTTCCGTATCACTTCGACAAAGAAGATGCAGAGGCAGTCTGTGATTTCTTTCCGGTGCTGCTGCGTCACAGCATCGGAGAGTACGCCGGTAAACCGCTGATCCTTGAGGATTGGCAGTTGTTCGGCTTATGGAATATTTTTGGTTGGAAACGTAACGAGGACAACACCAGGCGGTTTCGCAAGGTTTACTGGTCGATGGCGCGCAAAAACGGCAAGTCAACACTGATTGCCGGCTTGTGTCATTACCTGGCAATGGCCGATCTTGATCCTAAGACTGGCAAGCCGGAAGCAGTCGGCCAGATTCTGCTAACAGCAACCAAGAAGGAACAGGCCGAAGTGGTTTACGGAGAATGCGAGCGCATGGTGGCTCAATCCTCGCCGCTCAAAAAGCATAGCGACATAAAAAACGAGACAATCACCTATAAGCACAACGGCTCGTACATTCGCAAAGTTTCATCTGATAAGCCGTTCGATGGTTTGAACCCGCATTGCGTTGTGATGGACGAGCTGCATGCATGGGGAGAATATCACCGCAAATTTTACGACACAATGGTAACTGGCTCTGGATCGCGTTCGCAGCCGTTACACTTGATCATCACAACCGCTGGCGCTGATGATTCGCACCTCTGGCTTGATGAGTATCAGTACGCAGTTAATGTTTCAGCCGGCATCCATCGAGATGACAGCCTGTTTGCTCTGATTTACGAGCTTGATGAGAAAGATGATCCAGCCGACGAGTCGAAATGGATCAAAGCAAATCCAAACCTAGGAGTGTCGGTCAAAATAGACTACCTTCGACAGCGGTGGAATGAGGACAAATCAACAGGACTTGGACGTAACAGATTTCTGAGGTATCACGGCAACCGCGTCGTGTCATCTACCGAAAAGGCTTTTGACCTGGCCGCATTTGATCGCTGCGTCGGTCAGCACGCTGACTGGACGCAAGCCGACGCATTTGGAGCTGGCGTTGACCTCGGTGCTAGGGATGACCTGGCAGCATATGCTCTCTGTGCAAGGTTTCCAATCAGCGTGGACAATCAAGGGAAAACCATTTACCGATACGAGATCAAAGCTAGGGCATTTATTGCGAGCGACACAAGACGCGATTTGACGATGCAGCCGTTCTCTGAGTTTGTGCACACTGGCGAGTTGTTTAAGTGCGTTTACCCGATTGAGGATCTGACAGAATCAGCAATCGAGGAACTGACAGCGCACGACATTGGCACTGTTGCGTATGATCCTTACAACGGCCAGCAGCTAGGTGAGAAGCTGACCAAAGCCGGCATTACAGCGGCACGCATGGCTCAGAATCAGGCCAACTTCAATGAGGCTATCAGGGACTTTATACAACTTATGAACGAAGGGCGGTTAGTATTTAGTGATTCCAAATTATTACGCTGGTGTGCAAATAACGCTATAATTTGTAAAGATCGTCAGGATAGGTGGATGTTTGATAAGAAAAACAGCAAGGATAAGATCGATCCGATCGTCGCTGCTGTAATGGCTTATCGTATTGCATCTTTGCAGCCTGAACGATCACAAGGAAGCCTGTATGTTACTTAGGAGCAAAGATGAGCATTCTTGAAAAAATGATTTCCTGGGCAGGCTATTCTTGGACATCGACGAAAAAAGTCGGCGTAAACGAAGCACTCGGCATCCCTCCGGCTTGGTACGCGCACAACAAGCTGACGGGCGATTTTGCTCGTTTGCCGATCGATGTGAAACGAGTGCAGGGCGAGGGTGCTGTAAACGACACCAGGCACGATGGGTATCGTCTGCTGCGGGAGCGGCCAAACAAGATCCAAAGCCCAACGACGTTCAAGGCTCAATTGCTGTCGCATGCACTTCTGCGAGGAAACGGCAGAGCTGCTATCATTCGCACAGGATCACAGATCGACGAGCTGATCCCGATGATGCCTGAGAATACCTGGACGATCGTCTATGAGGGTGAAAAATGGCACATTACCAAGCCAGACGACCAAAGCAAAACAAACCTGTTTGATGCGTTTGATGTCGATGGAAATGGCTATTTGATTTTCAGAGATGCCGACGTTTTGCACCTCCCAGGGTTTTCTTATGATGGTGTTCTTGGTCTTGGTCTGCTGGATCTTGCTAATACGATTTTTTCGACTGCTGCCGAGTCGATCAAATTTCAGAACAGCCAAACCCGAAAAGGATTCAGGGGGAAACTGATCTTGGAAGCGCCGCCTGGTGCATTTCGCAAGTCGGAAGATGCTCAGGAATTTATCGACCAGTTCAACGAAAAGGAAAGCGGCTCGGACAACGCTGGCAAGGCTGGTTTGCTGCGTGAGGGGATCAAGGCCAACGCAATCTCGATGAGCAACAATGACGCGCAATTTGTCGAGCTGCAAAAGTTTAATCGGCAGGACATCGGCATGTTGTTTGGACTCGAGGGGATGCCTGGCGACGGTGAAAGCACCTCGTACAACAGCTTGGAACAAAAAAACCTGGCGTATTTGCAATGTCTGGATCGATGGATGGTCGCGTTTGAGGAACAGTGCGACATGAAGCTGCGAAACGAGAGCGAAAAGCGACTGGGACGCATTTACTTCAAATTCAACTCGGGCGCTCTGCTGCGTACTGATCTTACGACCACGATGGAATCGTTTAGCAAAGCGATTCAAAATCGCATCATGAATCCTAACGAGGTTAGGGCCAAACTAGATCTGAACCCTTACGACGGTGGCGATCTGTTTATCAATCCAGCGATTCAGCAAGCAACCGGTGAGCAATCTCCAGGCGAGGTGGAAGACACGCCAGAGGATGAGCAAGAAGACATCGACGAGGGCGAAGTCATGCCACAAGACTCTGAGACTCAAGCTCGCAATGCCAGAGCGGTCGAACAAATGCTGCGTGATTTGATCAAAACAGAGGGGAACAACGCGGTAAACGCTGCCGGCAAAGGTCAATTTGTGGCCTGGATTGGCAAGAACTACCCGAAATGGCAAGCCAAGCTAGCAGACAAGATTGAGGCCATCGGACTTGATCGGGATCTGGCAAGAAAGCATTGCGAGCAGTCAGTGCAAATCCTGGCAAAGCTCGCCGCTGAAAATGGGCCAGAAACACTTAAAAAGGCAGTGTCAGAATCAGTAAAAACCTGGGAAAACCGAGTATTTCAGCTCCAAGGAGGTCAGTAATGATCGAAATTATAAACGAAACAAACGAAATCCTGCTCTCTGGCATTGTTGGCGATGGATGGGATGAAAACCCCATCACGGCCAAGGAAGTCGGCAAAGCGCTCAAGGCGTTCGGGAGCAACGCTGTCACAGTTCGGATTAACAGCCCGGGTGGAGCTGCTGATGAGGGCATTGCGATCTTTAATTTGCTGAAAAACCACAGTGGAGAGGTCACAACCGTCAACGACAGCCTGGCAGCGTCGGCAGCGAGCGTGATTTTTCTTGGTGGTACAAATCGGCTGATGGGTGATGGATCGCGTTTGATGATCCATCGAGCAATGGGCCTGGCGTTCGGCAACCAAGATGAGATTCGCAAGACCTTGCAAGCACTTGAAAGCTATGATCGATCGTTGATTGACATTTACTCGCAATTCATGAATCAGAGCAAGGACCAAATCGAAAGTCTGATCGCTGCTGAAACCTGGTTTGAAGTCGATGCCGCGATCGAAGCAGGACTTGCGACTGCTCGATATGACAGCGGAAAGAAAAAGAAAAAGATGGCTGCGCAGTTTGATCACGCAAAGGCCAATTTGCTCAAGGCGAAGATGGCACAGTTTGCCAACAGGCTTGACAATAGAAAATGATTTGTTAGCTTGATTAAGGTCTGAGCAAAAGTCTCACACAACTTGCAACTAATTAGCGGCAAGACAATCACGGTTCAATTTTTTGTCCCGTGGCAGTCATGCCGCTATTTTGGTTTAACGACTGCCACAGAAACACAGGAGCAGTCGAAATGAAAAGCAGCAAGCAAATAGCTAGCGAAATCGAGGCTTTGCAAGCCAAGGTTGCTGCGATCCAAGCGGTCGCACAAGAAGACAATCGAGAACTGACCAGCGATGAGCAGTCGGAAATCGATACCATCGTCGGCGATGGTAGCAAGCCAGGCCAGATTGAAAATCTGTCCAAGGAACGAGAGCGAGCAATCCGCGTTGAAACGCTCGTCTCCAACAGCGTTCGCAAGATCGCTGACGCACCAAGCAGCGGCGACGTCTCGTCGTTCAAGATCCCTGCAACGGCTCGCAGCGCTCGCGCACTCAAGGCGTTCAAGGGCGAAAATGCCGAGCGAGATGCTTACACCTCCGGTCAATTCATCGCTGCTGTTTGTGGCAATGAAAGGGCCAAGCAATGGTGCAAGGATCACGGCGTCCACAACGTCATGGGCGAGAATGACGATCTCAAGGGCGGCAGCCTGGTGCCCCCACAGTTCGAGTCCAGCGTCATCCGTTTGGTTGAAGACTACGGCGTTTTTGCACGCTATGCTCGCAACTATCCGCTGACGACCGACTCGGCAACTCTGCCACGACGTCAAGCCGGCCTGACTGCCTACGCAGTCGGCGAAAACAGCGAAATCACCGCTTCTGACGTGACCGTTGGTCAAGTCAATCTGACCGCTCGCAAGTTTGCAACCTTGACAAAGGTTTCAAGCGAGCTGTCCGAGGACGCTGCGATCGCTTTGGCTGACATGCTGGCTCAAGAAATTGCTTACGCTCATGCCGTTAAGCAAGATTCTTGCGGTTTCTTGGGTGATGGCACGACCACCTACGGTGGCATCGTTGGCTTGGCAAACGTGCTTGCTGCCGGCTCTGTGGCTCAAGCTGCTTCTGGCATCGACACCGCTGCCGAGGTCACAATTGCCGTGTTCCAAGATGCAGTGAGCAAGTTGCCACAGTATCCAGGCATTCGGCCAGTGTGGTTTGTGCACTCTGCCATCTACTGGAACGTAATGGCTCGCTTGCAGCTCGCAGCCGGTGGAAACACCGTTGAGAACTTCGGCGCTGGCCCTGTCCAGTCCTTCATGGGCTACCCAGTGGTGTTCGCTCAGACCTTGCCGAGCACGATCGCTGCAAGCACCAAGTTTGCTTACTTCGGTGATCTGTCGATGGCTGCAACGATGGGCATGCGTCGCAACCTGGCTATCAAGTCTGACGCATCGCGTTATGTCGAATACGACCAGATCGGCGTGTTCAGCTCGATGCGCTATGACATCAACATCCACGAAATCGGAACTGCAAGCGTTGCCGGCCCGATCGTTCAAGTCAAGGCTTCTGCCTAATTTCAATCAACAGGAAACGAGGTGATTAAATGAACAGTTTGCAACATTGCAAATGGGTGGCAGCGATCAAGCCGGCAGCGATCCTTGACAATGCGTCAGCGACCGCGACCGAAATCGACGCGACCGGTTATGATTTTGTGGCAATCGCCGTGACTCTCGGAGCCACCGACATTGCCATGACCGCCTTAAAGGTGCAGTCAGCATCTTCAAGTGGCGGCAGTTTCTCCGATGTGACTGGCGCAACCTTCAACGGTGGCACTGGTCTTGGTGGTGCTACCTTGGCACTCCCATCGGCAACTGACGACGGGCAAGTTTGCTTGTTCCTTTTGGACATGCGAAACAAAGATCCGTTCTTGAAGGTTGTCGCAACCTTTGGTGACGGAACGCTAGGCGGTTTCATTTCTGCTGTGGCCTGTTTGGGCCGCGGGAAGAACCCACCAGTCACATCCTCTGGCATGGCTGACGGCGACGTCTGCATCGTTGCCTAATGATTGTTGAACTGTTAAAAGCATGGCATGGCTTTCCAGTCGGTACACGACTGGAAAGCCTAGGTAAAGGTGTTGCTGAAATCTTGATTCAGAGGGGCTTGGCCTGTGAAACTCGTACCAGAAACAGTGACAGGGCCGACAGCAGAACCGCTGACGTTGAGCGAAGCGAAAAAGCAACTCGAAATCGCAAGCAACGACACAAGTCATGACGTTCATATTGCGGCGCTGATTCAAGCAGCTCGGGAGCAATGGGAGCACGACACCGACAGCGTGACCTGTTTCCAAACTTTGCGGTTGAGGCTTGGCGTCTGGAACGACGGTTTGAAGCTGCCTAGATCACCGATCCACAGCATCACCTCGATCCAATACTACGATGGCAGCAACACGCTGCAAACGCTTGCATCGACCGTTTACCAGCTCCATGTTGACGAGGTTCGGCTGGCTTATTTGCAAACACTGCCGGCCACATCGTACCGATGGGACGCCTGGTCGATCAATTATAAGTGCGGTTACAGCCAAGACGGTGCCAGTGTGCCAGCAATTGCTAAACAGGCGATGCTGCTCTTGATCGGACATTATTTTGAGAACCGCGACATGCTTATGTCTGACGCGATTCAATCGTTCAGACCTTACGAGGCTTTGGTGCGGCGATTCATGAGGGCAAGCTACCCATGAGAAAGCCCAAAGATCGCGTTGGAGCACTTCGGCAGAGGTGCACCATACAACAGCCAACCGAGACGCTCGACGCAGCAGGACAGCCTGTTGTAAGCTGGACAAACTATGTTGCCAATGAGCCTTGCGAGTACATGCCGACTGGCGGTCTGGAATCAATGCGAGGTCGGCAACTTGAGGCTGGCACTCGGGCGATTTTTCGCGTTCGCTGGCGATCAGGTTACACGACGAAAATGTCAGTGACCTATGACGGTGAGCGATATGGAATCACGGCAGTCAATCCCGAGGAAGGATTGAGGCGTTACATTCAACTCGTTTGTGCGGCGGTGCCATGATTAAAGTGGAAATCGACAGCAAGCTGATTGATGCAGTCGGAGCGATCCCGATCACCCTAAGAAATGGGCCGCTCGGGAAGTGCTTGGGCTCGTTTGCGCGTCCGATCGCTGCACAGTCAGGCACGATGGCACGATCATCGAGGGAAAGCGGATCCCGCAAAAAATGGTCTCGCAAGTACAAAAACAATCCAGCATTCCAAAACGACTCAAAGCAGCACTTCGGCCATAAGGTTGGTAAGAGCGGCATCGCAGTCTGGATTGGTGCTACCTACCCAAAGGGCAACAAGCAGCAGTTTGTCATGCCAGTGCGTAAGGGCGACACATACACACGCTATCACTGGGGCAAGCCTGGATCTCCGGTGGTTTCAACCAGCCGACGAGGAAACCAGTACGTCAGAACAGCGACCAGCAAAACATCAACAGCCAGTTTCCCGCGATCGGACAGAGCAACCGTCAGAGGTTTTGACGCTGGCAGATCGAGCGCCGAACAGGCTTTCATGGCAGAGCTAAACAAGCAAATCAAGGAGCTCAAACTTGGCTAGAAATCTTGCACTTACAGACACAGTGACAATCGCCAGCTCTGGCAGCACATCCACGTCGATCACCATGCAGGGTGGACGTGTGCCGATAGCGATTTTGACTCCGGCAGCACTGACGGGCACATCATTCACGTTTGAATGCTCTGTCGATGGAACAAACTTTTATGGACTGTACAACGGAAGCACTCAGTACAGTGTGACCGTTGCAGCGTCCAGGTACATCGCACTGAATCCTGACGTGTTGCAGGGTGTGCGATACATTCGCATCGTGAGCGGATCGACTGAGGCAGCAAGCAGAACCATTTACGTTATTAGCGG